CGTTGTCTAACAAGACAGTTGTTTCCGTCTGGTCTGTTGTGAAATCAATAGTGTCAGTAGCGGACAACAAAAAGCGACCTGTGTTGTTTGCGACGTTGGCGTTTTGATTGATGTAGTCAACAGCCGCCTGTGCGCTAGCAAAGGCAATGCCGTCCTTATCCGCAAAGTCCGTGTACGAAACAGCGTAGAACTCGTAGGCAGTCGCGCCTTCCGAAACCGTCCTAATATCGTTAATGATATCTATTCGGCTAGAATCCTCAGAGTTAATGGAGGCACTTAAACAGGCGTTAAAGTAGGCGGGGTTCGTAGAGCCGACAAAGTTGATGCAGTTAGCCGCCTCGTTTCGAGTAATGTTAATAGCCATTATCGTACCACCGAGATTAATGTTGTAAGGGGCTGGATCAGGATGGGGTTGTCAGCCCTGATAGCCGGTAACGAACGCGAGTTGATGTCCTCTGGCGATGCAATATACGCCGACATCTCGACACGGTTCAAGTACGCCTTCCCCTGCGTGCCTGTTCCGTAGAAGATAGGCTGTGCAGTTAGGGGGAACGTAAACGTCACGTTGTCGCTCGAGTCTCGTGTAGCGAACAGGAGGCCCACTTCGAGGGTGGTGTTGGCAACCTGCGGTACTACGTTAAAGCTGAATCGGACCAATACACGGTCGCCTTGCTGGCAATCGCTCAGGTCGTACGATCCGTCAGCGGCGGTGTACTGAAGATCCCCAGATGTCACAGCAGAGGACAGGGCGGTGTCGTCAAACAGGAACAGATTGTTAAAGCCCTTGGGCATGTTCAAGCCGCCCATCAGGCCTTTTGTCTGTTCAAAGCCTTCGCGAGTTTCTCCCCAGTACTCGACATCGTTAGCCAGTTGCTGAGCGGTGCTGAATCCAAACCGCTTCCAAACCCTATCGTTGGCCTGCTGTTGCGTATACTGAACGCTAGAGCCTAGGTCGTTAGCGCCTGACTGACCTGTAGTCCGCTCGGCGAAACCTCCTGTAAACTCGTAGCCGCTATCCGAAGGAGCCGGACGGGCCGTTTGTTGCATGTTCACTACTGTAGGGCCGTCAGAGGCCGTAGAAAGCCCGTAGGGCAACTCTACGACTGACTCAGTGCCATCAGATAGGTGGAAGATTAAATCGCCGTCAGCGGCCTGTGAGACGCTGTCAACGGATCTCCCGTCCTCGCCATCTAATCCGTCCTTCCCATCAGGGCCGGCCGGACCCTCAGGCCCACGTTCGCCCATAGGACCGGGCTTCCCTTCCTGCCCTTGTGGTCCTTGTGCGCCCGTAGGCCCAGCAGGGCCGACCGGACCCTGTGGCCCGATCTGCTTGCTGGTTTCGCTGACCTGATCCTTGAGATCCTTAATCAGCTTGAGGGTTAATAGATCACTCATTGGGTACCTGTGGTCCGCTATCTGCGGTCAGTTGCTTGATGAGTTCTGCCTCGGCCTTAGCCTTAGCCCCTTCCATATCGTTGCGATCCTTAGATTCCTGAGCGCGCTCCTTGAGCATAAGCTCCGCCATTCTAATACGCTTCTCGAAGTCAGCGTCATCCGCCGATCCGTCACCATCAGTGTCAGCATACTTGAGCGACAACTCCTGTGGAATCATCTGTGCTTCTACGCCGTACTTCTGGCCGCGTGCATTAGACTCTGCGGCTTGTGCTTGGAGCAATCCGATCTGACCCTGCGTAACAGCCATCTGCATCTGCTGTTGCTGTTGAGCCATCTGCTCAGCTTGCGGGTTAGGCTGGTTGCCCTGCTCGATTGCCTGTATCAACTCCTCGCGGTTGGATACGTTCAAGTGATCAATGATCCCCTTAACGATAGCCCCGTGCGCGGGCGAGTCGGGCGGTATAACCTGAAGGATCTGACTGAGCTGTGCAACTTCGTACTCACGCGCCATAGCCCCAAGGCTAGAGAACGGAATGAAGTTGTAGTCGCTAATCGGAAACTCTTCCGGGTTAAACTGCATGTAGCGGAACGCCGCCTTCTTGACGAATGGGATCAGGAAGTTCTCTTGGAAGTTTACCAAGGTTCTCTTCTGACGCTTCATCACACCGCCCTGCGCCATTGACTGGCCTGCGGCGGTGACGTCGTTCATGTTAGCCGCTTGTGCTTCAGCCGCGCCCGTTGCTTGGTTCACCATCTGCTGGAGCTGTGCGCCCTGCTGGAAGGTGATAGCGTTGAGGTTGCCAAAGTTAAAGGGCATCAGCGACTCCTGAGGAGCGCCGTTAGTTAGTAACATACGTCCGGGTCGGACTTCGAGCTTGTGACCGCGCGGGATACGCGTCGCGTCTACAGCCATCATCGGGTGAGTGGTGAGTGCTAACGCATCAATACGTGCGCGTAGCTCAGCGTCCAGAGCTTTCTGGCTCATGTAGCCTTTCTCGCATACTCCCCTTCCCCAGAAGATGTTAGGTACTACGTCCCACTGGAAGGCCACGACCGGACGGTCCTGACACATGTATGGGTTCGGTATAGCTTTCAGTACTGTGCTTTCGTTAGCGATGACGACCACTGCTTCCACGTAATGTCCGGGGACTGTAATATCGTCCTCGTCCACACCTTCTGCAATGAGGTAGTCGCGGGGTACTTTCCCGTAATACTTGGTGAGGCGTACTCGGTCCTTGGGTCGGCTGTCCACTGATGAGTCGAACTCGATCTCTTCTTCACTGGCGGCTTCTCCGATGAACTCCAAGTCTTTGTATACGCCCTGCTCCTGTAACTCCTCGACCATAAAGCGGCTGACGTACTCGTCAATCGCACAGCCTACGGCGTCATCTACTGAGCCGGCGGCGGGGACGATTAGGAAGTTCTTGGGCTGTACTGGGTTCATCTTAACGATGGGCTTGTACGACTCGTTAACGCCGATCTCCTTCATCGCGCCGTCCATCATGGGACGTGACGCGGGCTGGTAGACCTTGCGCTCTTCGAGGGTGATCTCAGCAATACCTGTACCGTAAACGGCGGCGTTGATGAGTACCTCTGCTACTGAGCTACGGATGCGCGCGTGAGCGAACTCTTCGTGTAGCTTCTTGCGTAGGAAGACCATGTCTCCCGTCTGCTCGTCAGCGATGTCGTCGCGCACGTCGAAGATCTTACCACGCGAGAACGTAGCTTCTTCAACCTCGGCGACGTTAGACTCAACGGCCTGTGCCAGTGCGGGGGCGATCAGCTTCGACCGCTCACTGCCGCGCTCCGAGTCTTCTGCGCTCCACTTGTTGCGGAACAGTCGCATGTACTCTTCGTGCTTCTGGCTGTAGTTAGACTCGTAGTGATCGCGCCAGTCTCCGCACTTGCCCATGACCCATTCGGCCAATGCGCCTTCGTACGAAACCTGCCCGTCAAACTCGTCTTGAAAGATTTCTTCGCTCATAGGTTAATATCCTGCTATGCTATCCATAGGTTCGTAGTCGTCCTCAAGGTCGAGGTCCGAAGCGTAGGGCACGATAGCCATCTGGTCTACGTAAGCTAACGCATCCAGTAAGTCATCGTGTACTAGCTTAGACGGGAACGCAGACGCCTCGTCCACGAAGGTCACGTTCCACTCTCCTTTCTTGAGCCGTATCTTGCTGTGTTCAAATCGGCCCTGCAAGGCCCACAGTATCCGGTCTTCCTTTTTCTGGTTACCGTGAGACAGCAGTTCGATACGGAAGACCCGATGGGTTCTCCTCATTACGTCCTGCAACGGATTCATTACTGCTTGCTGTGCTATCCCTTTCTCGATCCCTACGCTGATGGGCTTGTACTTCTCCACCGCCTTGAAGATCTTCTGGGCTGTCTCGTCTAGGGTCCAGCGTCCGTGCTCGATGTCTTCCACCCACCACGTACCCGCATCATCAACGAAGACGATAGCCATTGCGCTGTTATCCCTGCGCTTGGTCTTGTTGCCTCGGTCAGACTCAAAGCCCGCCAAGTCAATCGCGATGTAGTAGTCACCACCTGCGCTGAGGTTCCTGTCCTCGTAGTAGCTAAACTCCTCTGGGTCGAAGAACTCACTGCCCTTCGCGTCGAAGCTCGCTTCAAATTCCTGTCGGTACTGCCAGCCTGCCATTGTCTCCTTGGCGGCCTCCAGCTCCTCTGGGTCCAGTAGGGGGTTGTCATGCGACGTAAGGTGCCACGACTTCCATCCCTTCTTCCCTGTCTCGCCATTCATGTACACGTCATAGAAGGAGTTACGTCCCTCGGGTGTAGAGATGAACAGTGCGCTTCCCTTCCTGTCCGCTAGTGCGGGGCGTAGGATGGTATCGAAGACTCCCTCCTTGTGGAAGGCGAACTCGTCGAGGACTAGGTGCTTAATACTGTAGCCTCGAAGCGTGTCTGGTCGGTCACTCCCTTTCAGGGTTATCTTGTTCCCACCCGCTAACGTGATCTCAAGGTTGTTGACGTTAGACCCTTCGATGATATCGCCAGCCAACTCGAACAACTTGTCCCACATCAGGTCACGGGCCAGACCCATCGTTGGACCTACGTACATGACCATCCCCGGCTTGCCGTCAAGGGCCGCGAGGATTAGGGTCACTGCCGCGAAGTGCGTCTTACCGCAACGTCGCCCTGCCGCTATCACTTTAAAGCGGGCTTCGTCGTTGATGACCTTCTCCTGCCACGGCAGAAGCGATATATTAACTCCTGCCATGTGCGATCATTCCTTTTTCGGCCCCATTAGTAGCAAGCAGTTATTCAGTTGGACGTCCGGGCCTAGCCTGCACCACATTAAGGCTGTCGTATACGGACTGCGTGGTGTGGTGGGCGCTATTGACCCCGTCGCCATCGTAAAAGCTCTTGTCTGTACGCGGATCGGGCAGTGACGCCCACTCCTTCGACAGCTCTAGGGCCTGAGCCACCTCTAATGGCATCCCTAAGTCCTGTGCTGTCTGGTTAGCGGCCTTCATCCGCCGATCAAGCAGTGCCTTACCGGCAAACTCCTGCGCCTTAGCGTCAAACTTAGTGTCTAGGTTGAAGTCCGTAGGGTTACGTTCAATCAATTCCCCATTCTCGTCCTTAGCGTACTCGATCGTGCCGTCCTTGTTCTTCTTAATGGGGACGTACAGCAGACTGAGGAGGGTAGACTCCTTGATCTGGTACTTACCCACTGCGGT